CGGTTTGCTGAAATTCACGGATTGGAAGGTGTTAAGCCAAAATTCGATCTTCAGCTTCATGAAGAGTTTAGTCGTGACCAAGTTGGTAAAGTAATTTTTGCTGGTGGCACTACACGACCTAATTTGTTTGCTCGTGACGGTGTGGCAGTGTTTGGAACATGGATTTAGTATGGCAGTACAAGAACCAGCAATAACACAATCAGATCCAAAGGCTTATTATCTTTGGCTTCAGACTCAAGGCTTATCGCCAGTTCAAGCCGTACAGCAGGTTCAGGTGCGTTTTGGCGCTCCAAAGAGTCCTCAGCAGCAGCAAAAAGAAGCCGCTGACAAAGCACAGGGTAACGCTTTAGCTCAGGTTGGAGGAGCAGTTGGCGGTGCTATTGCTGGTAAATTTGTTTTCGATAAAGCAAGCGGATGGATTGATAAGCTAACTGGTGCAAAGGTTTCTAAAGAAGTTGTAAAAAATGCTGCCGAGCAAACTGGCCAATCGCTTTCCACTACCGCTCAAACAACTACCGGAGCGACCCAGGGCACAACATCTGGTATTGATGCGTTTAACAAAAACTTTACTCCAGTAAATCCTGGTGCTTTACCGGCAGGGCAAAGTGTTCCAGATGGGATGACAGCTATTCGTAGCAACCTCGATGGGACCGTTCAGGTAGTTCCAACCGAAAGTCTTAATGACCCTGGCTTCATGAGTTCTGTAAATTGGGATGCCGTTGGTTCTGGTGCTATGGCAGCACTTTCTGCATACCAAGCATATAAATCATATCAATCTGGCGATAAAATTGGAGCAGGAATAAGTGGAGCAAGTGCTGTCTCTTTAGGCGCTCAGGCAGCTAATCAAGCAGGTATGCAATTTGCTGGATCGCAAAGCATGGCTGCGGCAGCTCCATATTTAGGCGTGGCCGCAGGATTATATCAAGGTTATCAAACCGCAAACATGATTGGTGATACTGCTGCCGGTTCGCAACGTAATAGAAACGCTGCTCTTGGAGGTGCTGCGTCTGGAGCAATGATTGGAGGTTCTGTTGGAGGTCCAGTAGGACTTGCGATTGGAGCGGCAGTTGGAGCATTGGCTGGAGCGGTCGGTTCGTGGACTGGCTCTAAGAAAGGCAAAGCACAATTCATGCGTGATAGCATACGGGGTGTTTTGCAAGAACGTGGATTACTTGACCAAGACTTTAAGGGAACGCTTGCCGACGGATCTCAGTACGATTTTGGCAAAGATGGGTCTACGTTAAAGTGGAAAGAAATTGATAAAATCTCTTCAAAGCAACCTGCGGCCTGGAACGCTGCTGTTCCACTTACAGACGCATTAGCTACTGCATACGGCTTTGTAGGCCAGAAGGCTTCTGACATTTCTGCTTGGTATGCTAAGGGCGCTGTAAGCAATGCTGGCGATGATGTTGCTACTGCAATTAAAAACGCTCAACACTTTGCCAAGCAGCAGGGTATTACGTTTGAGCAAATCAAAGCTAAGTTGGATGAAGCAATGAATGATAATCGTATCAATCAAAGCCAATACGATTACTACCTTGGCGGCGCTCGTCAACTGACTGCTGGTATTAAGGGTGGTCCACAAACAAGACCACCTGCGCCTATGGGCCCACCACAGCAAATGCCACAGCAGCCTCAACAACAAGAGGGTAAAAAGAAATCAATGAGAGATTTTCTCGAACAAAACATGGGTAAAAAGTAGGGTTTTATGGCACGAAAAACAGCAATGGGAAAAGAGCCGGGTAAAGTAAGTATCGCTATACCTAAATCTGAAAAAGATAGATTAGCAGGTGTTGCACGACGTATGCCTGGCAAGCCACGACCAATGGACGACAAGGGCAACTTTACTGACAAGCAGTCCCTTGAGCGTGTATCCCCTGGTGTTTACCGAAACAGCCAAGGCAAGCTGGTAGGTTCGAAGGGACAAGCACTTCCTAAGTCATCACCTATTCAAAACGCTTTGCAGGGTGCTGCACGAGCTGCCGGAATGCAAGGAAACGCACAACCAGCACCAAGACCTAACCAGCAACAACCGCAACAGCCAATGTCTCCAGGCTTTGGTTCTAATGGTACGTTAGCTAATTTACAAAACCTCTATCCAAATGAGGATTTTAACAATCCAATTTTTGGTGGTCCTGCAATGACCACTGGCTTCGGTCCTAAACCATATCCTATGCAAAACCAAATGTATCCGTTTCCACAAGGTATGCAACGGCTTGATTATCAACAAAAGTATCCTCCAGGTACGCCGATGCCAAATTTGCAGCAAATGCAGGAAATGTTTCAACAACAGCAACAGGCAGCGCAGCAACCGCAAAGTGTTTCAGGACTACTCCAACGGAATAGGTAATGGCCTTTCAGGGATTCACAATGCCACCTCCTTACGGTGGCTTGGACCTAGTAAGTCCAATAGACAACATGGAGCCAACGTTTGCTCTGGAACTCGTTAATGTGTTTCCAGGTGCAAACGCTCCAACCGTTCGTCTTGGCTACGAGCAGTTTGCCAATATAGGTGCTGCTACGCCTATTGTGACCCTGACGTCACTACAGCTTAAAGATGCCACTACGCAGCTTATAGCGGCCACCAGCAGCAACATTTACAAGATAACGACTGGTGGGGTGTCTACATCAATTAAGGGCGCTACGACCGTTACAAACGGTGAGTTCCAGACGGTAACCTACGGCAACAACCTTTACATGTGTAACGGGGTGGATAACGCCAAGGTTTATACGGGGACTGGTAACGTTATTGACGTAACCTTTACCGGCGTTACAACTGCTAATCTTATAAACGTTACCGCCTATAAAGAACGATTATATTTCGTAGAAGAAAACACAGCTAAGGTTTGGTATGGCGGTTTGCAGGTAACTGGAACTGCTGGAACGCCTGCCCTCACATCCTTTGACTTTCAATACGTCTTTACCAAGGGTGGATACCTTGTCGGCATTGGCAGCTTTAGCACCAATACCAGCATGACAAGTCAAGATTATTTCTGGGCGTGTAGCAGCGAAGGCGAGATCGTTTTCTACAACGGTACCTATGCTGGAGACCCTACATCCTGGGCGTTGGTAGCTCGGTATTACATTGGACGACCGCTTGGATACAGAGCGTTTGTTAGAATAAACAATGATGTTTGGGTCATAAGCGAGCAGGGAATTGTCCCAATTTCTGGCCTATTTATGTCAGACCCTGAAGCAGCGGTTCAAATCGTTAGCTACAAGGTAAACCCGCTTATATCGCAATACGCCGCTGTATTAAGTTTCGACCACCAGTGGTCAGGCTTTTTCTGGCCGCAAGGACGCAGGGTATATATCAGCATCCCCACAACTGGTAACTCTTGTCGTTTCTTAGTCTACAGCATTGATACTAAGGGTTGGACCCAGTTCCAGCTTTATAACGATGAACACGCCTTTAGTAGCTGTTTGTTCAACCAAAAGCCCTATTACGCATCCTCAACGGGTATCGTATGGAAGGGTGAGACAGGTCAGGCCGATGCTGTAACGGCGACTGAAAGCCAATCCATAGCCTATAGTGGCCGGTCAGCGTTTAGCTTCTATGGCAGCCGGTCAAACTACAAGGCGTTTAAGGATATTCGACCAATTCTGAAGGTGAAGCGTGGAGTAACCTTAAACATTGGTTTGGATACTGACTTTAGGCGAGCAGCCACCGTTACGGCAGTTTCTACTCCTGCCGGTGTGTTCACTCCATGGGGTAGTCCATGGGGCAGTCCGTGGTCAGCAGAGGTCGAATACGTCTTTGACCGATACGCCACCAAGGGTCAGGGACATTGTGCCGCTGTACGATTTGGCGGTTCACTAAAGAACTCAACTATGCAGATACTAGGATTCGAGGTTCGATACGATATGGGTGGACAGGTATAATTATGGCACCAGCAAAAACAGCAATGGCTAAAGACCCTAAAACTCCTCCACTTTCTAAGCGGGGGAACTGGCAGTTTAATGGTCAATGGGTAGACAAAGAAGGCTACAAGGTTGATGGCTACGGTAAGCGTTTGGCTAACCAAGCAAAGCCGTTTGTGCCAGCTAAACAAAATCCGTTTGCGCCAAAAGCCTCTACCCCTACTACTCAGGGACCAGCAGCTCCTACACCGCAACAACAGATTCAGGGCGGTCTGGAGGGTTTGGTACAGGAAAGTATTGGCGATGTTCGTAACTTTGATCCAAATACGTTCCAGCAAGAATATCAGCCCCAATTTGAGCAAGGTATGCAACGAGCATACGATACGATCTACAACCAGTTTGAACGTAAGAACCAAGAGCAGTTCGCACGACAAAACGAGCAACTACAGCAAAGCCTCGTAGAGCGTGGGTTAGATCCTAACTCTCCAGCGTATCAAGCATTGACTAAGCAGTTGGCAGAGCAACAAGGGTCAGCTCGTCAGGACGCACAGAACGCAGCATGGCAAGCAGCACAAGGTTATCAGCAGCAAAAGTTTGCTCAAGCAACTGGCACCGCATTGTTGCCAAGCCAAATGGCTAGTCCTTACCTTGAGCTTTACGGGCAACAATCTGGCATTTCAGCGCAACAACAAGAAGCGCAAAGGCAGCGTGATTTTGAAGAGGCTATGCGTCGGGGTGACAGAGCTAGTGCAGAGCGTATTGCTAAAATGAGCCGTGGCGGAGGAGGAGGAACCAGTTCTGCTGATGCTGCTTATGCTGCTTACACAATGGGGCTATATGGGAATCCACAAGGAGGTGGGGGACAAACCGCTGGAAACGCCGCAGTAACTGGCGGCGCTCAAGCATTTGGAAACGCATTTGCTAACAGACTTACCAAACCGAGCTAACTATGGCAGATGAACTTACTAACGCATTGGCAGGATTACAGTATACGCCACTAGATACTAATTGGGGCATTGGCGCTCAAAGTGTAGCACAGGCACTTCCTACGCTGGTTAATCCATACGCCAATCCTATGCAGAACCTTGGTGTTACCCTCGGTGGTGCGTTAGTAGCGTCGCTGCTCGGATACCAGGCACGAAAAGAAGCGTCTGAAAATACTTTAAATTTAATGACGTACGCCAACAAGATGCAAGCCATGCCATTAGCGCAGGAGCGTACTGACTACATCAAGAGCATTGACGATCCAATGTATCAAGGTCGGTTGGCTTCGTTGGCCACAGCTCTTAACGCACGAGAAACTGAAAGCAAACTAAAACTGCAAGATGCTATTGGTTTAGAAACCGGCAAACTTAAAGCAATCCAAAGTTTCTACAATACACCTGAAGGTATTGCCACTCGTGAATTTGAGCTTAGAAAGATTGAGGAAGAGGCTAAGGCTCGACGTAATCCATTAGAAAATATACTAGCTGCACAAGCATTAAAAAATGAAGGAGCGTTAAACGTTGCTAATGTAAACGCTTCTAGCAGAAAAGAAGTCGCAACGATGAAAGAGGAAGGCTCTGACCGTCGCAAGCAGTTAGAAATAGACGCTAAATCTGGGAATCTTGAAAAGCAACAAGCGTTTAAACGTGAGATGGACGAGAAGGATAAAGAGTGGTCAGCGGCAATGATTCAGCTAAAAGCTGACGTTGGCGTAAACGCTGCCAGGGAAAAAGCTCAAGCATTAGCTGCTCTTGAAATGCAGTTGATAAACGAAGGCAATAGTCCAGATTTAGCTAAACTTGAAGCTAGAGCAATAATGACCAAGCAAATCAATCAAGAGGCAATTCTCGCACGAGAAGAGTCTACTAAGCGTTTGCAAGCCGTACAAACCGAAGAGGTTAAAAAAAGAGAAACCTATCGACGGCAGATCGAATTGGAAAACCCTAAAATTCCAGCAGCATTAGTAACGCAAAGTGCAAAACGTGTAACAGCTGCTGACATGGCTTTAGGGATTGCCGATGACTTAGAAAAGTTTGCAAACTGGACAACATATAGAGTTGGCACAGCGTTTACGGCTGCGGATGAAGCATTGCTAAAGTCACGCATAAGAAAACTTACCGCTGAAGAACGTCTTGCATTGAGTGGTACTGCTACAAACGAAAGCGAAAGAGCAGATATTGACCAAATGTTAAACGGAGATTTCAGCGCAGGTCCAGAAAGCAAAGCTGCTTTGCTTCGCCGATTTGCTCTCGATTCCAAGAAAATTGCTGTTAGCAATATGAAAGGCGGTTCGCAAAATGTTGGCAGTTTCGTAAAAGCAGTTGAGGATAGCATAGCAAATAACACGACAACCAACTTTGCGGTTAATCAAACTCCTGAAGCTGGATTACAAGCTCTTGAACAACGACTAAAAGCACTGCAAGAAAAACGTCAGCAGCTTGAGAAGCAAAAGGGAGTTCGATGACCCCAGAAGAGTTAGAGGCACTACTGGCGCAGGAAGAGGCGGCTATAGCACAGCTTGAGGCTTTGCCGGATGCAGTTCCAACTGCTACTGCAACGCCAGCATATCCTTATGGATTGTCTCCTGAAACAAGAATTGCTGCTGGATGGCCGTTCGGTGGAACGATGACCTTGCAAGAAATGCAAGATGCTTGGACGCCAAGCGGGTTATTAAAAAGTTTACGAGTTGGTGCTGAAGAGGGCGCAAGTATTGGTGGAAGCGTTGTTGGCGGTGCAGCCGGTGCAGCAGCGGGATTGCCATTAGCTCCTTTCACTATGGGAGCTTCCGTTCCTGTTGGCGCTGTTCTTGGTAGCGCACTTGGCTCTTATGCCGACGTTCCTATACAAATGGGAATTGATTACTTTACTGGAACTACTCCAAAGCAAAGTCGAGTAGGGCAAGCAACTGAAGAAGCTTATTTCGGTGCTGGCGTCGAGACACTGCTGCGTGGTGTTGGTGGATTAGGTCGTCTTGCATTGCCAGTGGCACGTCGTGGAGCTGGTTTATATCGAGCGTTAATGGGACCAGCAACTGAAGACGCAGCACAAAAATTAGTAGGCGCTGAACTTCCTAAGATTATGGTTGGGCAGGAAACAGCTCAATCAGCAGTAGGACAGGCTGTAGCTCGTGAGCAACTTGTGCAAGCGGCGGCAGAGAAAGAAGCTCTTGTGCAAGCCGGAGCGCCAGCGTCAACATTAACAACTCCACAACTAACTGGCTCTGAGCAATTAGCTCGCACTGAAGCGTTACTTCAAAAACAACCGCTTGGACAAGCTAACGTTCAGCTTGCAGAAGCGGCAACAAAGCAACTTGATGAAATCAACGCAGCGGCTGAATCCCTAAGTGCGTTAAAAGACCCTAACCCTAAACGTGCAGGTGAGGCAGCTCGTACGTTGCTGGAAAGTGCCAGAGAGAAACAACGAACTGAGGCTGGTGCATTATTTACCGATGAAGTGCGAGCGATAACAGCACCTGCGTCTGGAATTGCAAAAGATGTCGACAATGTATTTCAAGACATTTACAAAGACACAAAAGTATTAGAACCAAATACTGATTTAAAATCTTTAGTAAAAAAGATTGAGAAAGTTGAAGCAGACAAAGCGACGCAAACCACTGTAGGCAAGCTACAGGATTTGCGTTCTGAGGCTCTTGAGCTATCACGCTCTGCCGCTAATGGCTCACGAGATGAGTTATTTGCAGATCGACTGGTAGATATGCTTGGCAAGCGTATTGATGCTGTAGAAGGGACTGGCGCTCTTAAAGCTGCTCGTAGCGAATGGCGACAGTTTAAGCAGCGTTGGTATCGCTCAGGCGATGGTCAGTTGTCCCCATTAGCTCGACTTTTACGCAAACAAAACCCTGAAGATATTATTAGTTCAGTTAGTAAAAAGTCTGCCGTATCGGACGAGTACGCAAAAGTTGTAGGCGATTTCAAAGAGCCAAACAAACTTGCAACTGAAATGGCTGAGTTTGTACAGCAGGGAACCGTCGAGCAAAAGCTTAAATGGCTTCGCAGCAAACGAGCTGTATATGCTGACAGTCCTATAGCTTCCACACTTGACCAATGGGAAGGCATATTAAAAACAATTAAAGCAACTGGTGAAAGTGCTGCAATTCCTGGCTTATCTGCTGAAAACATTGATACTCAAGCTAAATCTTTGATTCGTGCTTTGGGTGGTGTTGGAAAAGATGCCGTGGCATCAGGAGCAGAAGCCAGTGCGGTCAGCGCAAGTAGAAACATAGCTCGCTCTGGCCTAACATCAGCGTTAGGCGGTTATGTTTCTGGAATCGGTGCGGCTATTGTAAATCCACTGATCGGCGGTGGAATGAAAGCCAGTACAGCTCGTACGGCATCTGCACTTGCTCAGGCATTAACCGATCCAGCTACAGCACTCAAGTATGTTGATGATGCAGCCAAGTACGGCAAGGAAGTTGCGGAACAGCGATTAAAGCGAGACCAGGTTGCTAAAGGATTGGTATCCGCAGTTGAGTCGTTTGCGCCACGGGCAGGAGCATTTGCACGAAGCTCTGGTATAATTAGCAATCCAGTTGAGTATGCGGCAACTACACCGCTACCTGAAACAGAAGCTGACATTGCTGCGGAAGAAGCTCAAATTAGGGCCGCAATAGAGGCTGAACGGGCAAATTTAGCACCTGCTGCAACTGCTACGCCTGAGCCAACTCCTGAACCAGCTTCAACAGTAACCGTTGGCAAGCAAGAGATTAGCATACCTACTGGTGAGAAGTACGCACCACCATCGCTTGTAAAAGCTGTGATGCAGGTAGAGTCAACATTTAATCCAAAAGCAGTTAGTCCAAAGGGAGCATCTGGTTTAATGCAAATTATGCCAGCAACGGCGAAATATCTTGGACTTAAACCAGAAGATCGGTTTGACCCAGAAAAGAATGTTGAAGCTGGAAGTCGTTATTTGGCAAAGCAGCTAAATGAGTTTGGCAGTGAGGAACTTGCACTGGCCGCTTATAACTGGGGACCACTAAACATTAAGCAAGCTATGGCTAAGGTAAGGGCAGAGGGTAAACGTCCAACCTGGGCCAATATAAAGGCTTCCGTTAAGGTTCCGAGAGAAACACGAGAGTACGTCGATAAAGTTTTGAGTTTAATTTAGGAGGATACATGGCTTGGTCGGGTGGGAACTATACAAAGGGCAATAATGCAACCGGCGGTTGGGTTGGCGATGCGTCGCTAGGTATCGGCATGGAGGCTGGTCGCCACGACACACAGGACGATGACTTTGCCACAGGTATCAACCAGTGCCTTAACAAGGATGGTTCTAACCCTGCTACTGGTAACCTTAACCTTGGCGGCTTTAAGTACACCAACGCTGCTGCTGCTACGGCACGAACAGAGCTTGCTAGAGTCGACCAGGTGCAAGATGGTGACTTTATTTGGCTAGGCACTACAGGCGGTACAGCTACGGCTCAGACAGCAACAGCTACTCCTGCCATTACAGCGTACAAGGCTGGACAAAAATTTAGGATGCTCGTTGGAAGTGGGTTAGGCTCTACAGGAGCTGGCGCAACTGCGCATACTTTAAATATAAATGCTATCGGCACAAAACAGATTGTTAGCAACGATGGGTTAAATTCCTCGCCGACTATCGGTTCGTGGGTAGCAGGAGCTATTCTTGAATTGGTTTACGATGGTACATACATGAGGATCGCAAACGATCCGAGTGGATGGTTGGATTACACCATTACCACAACCAATTTGACTGGTGAAGCACCTAACATTGTTTCAAGCATTACAACGTCTAATACTCGTTTCAGAAAAATAAACAAAACCGTTTTTTTGGAGATGAATGTACAAATAAATTTAGGAACTGGCGGCAATCCGCGATTAAACCTAACATCTCCGGTCAACGCATCATCCAGCATTTCGTCAACCAATATGTTTTTTCTACCAGGTTTATGTTTGGACGCTACTGCTACCACAATCGGCTTTGGATATTTTTCATCAGCAACCAATTTTGTTATTTCAAAAAATGTGTTGGTAAATACTAATTGGACCGCTGGCACAGGAACCTATATCCGATTAAACTTTAACTATGAGAGTGTGTAATGGATTGGCAAACAACACTACCAGAATGGCTTGCGCCTGAATTAGTAAGCAATGCAGAAATAATTGCTTGGATCAAACAATGGTGCAACCACGAATTGCAAAGCAGTGATTACACTCAACTCCCAGACGTTGATCTCGCTAATAAATCGGATTGGGCAGTGTATCGCCAGGAGCTACGAGACCTTCCGCAGCAGGGTGCAGATCCTAAGTTGTGGGTGTTTCCGGTACCACCAACATGAAGCAGCTTAGGTTAGTCAGAGTTACAGAGCATAACGGCGCTACCATGGGCGTCCTCTGTATCGACGGCTCTCCTGAGTTAGTAACGCTGGAGGATCCCTGGCGATACAACGAAAAGTTAATTAGCTGTATCCCAGTTGGTCGTTACAAACTAAAACTACATCGTAGTCCTAAGTTTGGTTTAACCTACCAAATAATGGATGTCCCTGAGCGTAGCCATATATTAATTCACGCTGGCAATACGCATAAGGACACGCATGGTTGTATCTTAGTCGGTTTGCAGTTTGGCAAACTTGGCAGTGAATCAGCGATATTAGCAAGCAAATCGGCGTTCCAAAAGTTCATGGAACTTATGGGGAACACTCCCGAAGCAGAAATAGTAGTTATAGATGCTTATGGCGGCGGGAGGGTACATTGACGGACGGAGATTTTACACAACTCAAGTATTGGTTTGACCTTGCTGTGAAAGCCATCATTGGCGTGGTGATTTCCATCGTTGGCATGGATTATCGTGCGGTTAAAAACTCGCTTCATGAGCTTGAGCAATCCAAGTATCAGGTGACAATGGAAGTTCAGATCCTCAAGGCTGAACTTAACAACATTCAGTCTCAGATCGAGCGCATGGATAAGAAACTCGATAGGGTGCTGGAAAAATGAGACCGTTTAAAGTGGTGTTCATATCGATACTATTAGTATTGATATACGCACCACTAGCCACGGCAGCACCAAGTTTGCTGGCTATGTGCCACAAGGACTGGAACTGTAATGCGACGGTTAAGATGTACCGTGGCCATGAGACGCTCAAACTATCCTGGCTAACCAATACATTCGGAACTGAGTGCCAGTGCCCTAAAAGGCTTATAGCTGACTCCAGGCCAAAGGTTGTTCGGGTCCATCTCTCTAATGGCCCATGCCTTAGAAATCGTCGCTGTGGCCGTTATGAGGCGTTCTACGGGCATACGCCAGCCTCTGCCAGTCGTGCAGTGCTTCGTAACGATAAAAAGCTGATGGGATACTTTGATAAGCAGTTAAATGACCTGGCTGTGATGTTTAGCAGCTCTACTAACCTGACATGTTACGTCAGTCCTTGTTTGGAGTGTGACCTAAATGAAAGTGCCAGAAGAGTTTTATTACATCGGGTATCTGTTGCTTTGCCTCAGTGTGTTCCTGTTGACAGTCCTCACCGGCAACGCTGCGCCAAGGGATACGTTTGTGAGTTCCACGGAGAAAGTCCTAATCTGTCTAAGCCGTGTATAGCCGATATGGATGGTACAGATGGCCGTACAATCGACGTAAAGAAATGGGTAGACCGATACGCTAAGTGTGATTTAGCCTATTACTGGGAGCCCTGGATGAATTGTATACGGGGTGAGTTTGTTGATCCACGGCGTCGGGATTGTAAATACGGTAGCGCCACGTTTATGAGAACACGGAGAATTTTATGCCGGTATTTCTTGCTTCCCTTATTCGGCACCTGTTGACCCTTGCTGCTGGTGGCTTGCTTACAGTTGGAGTGTCGGAGGCTGATGCTCACAACCTTGTTCGGGCTGCGGAGCCTGTAGTTGGTGGCGCTGTACTGTACGGCGTTAGTCAGGCTTGGAGTCTGATCGACAAGAAAAAGCGCTAAAAAAACCTACTGTTGATTCGTAGGTTGTATCGTTTCTTTACGAAGCGTTTAAGCTCCTCTGGGTTATTTTTTAATCGTGTGACCCTTGCACGAATCGCTGATACCTTGGATGAGTCATCGAACAGCATATCGCAAATATAGGCCAGGTTGAACGGAACTGACTTTCGCTCGTAAAAAAACCAATCTAAACCTTGTGCGTACGTTGCTGATAAGTCTGGTGTTGGCGCAACGTAATCCGTAATGGCTTTGTCGATAACGGCCAGCCACATAATGGCTTCGGGAGTGTTTATTTCGTTTGGTCCTGGTTCGGATTCAACGTCTGACCAAGGTTTGCTTTTACTAGAGCTAACCAGTCCTCTAGGAACATTGTAACTAGCCATGGTTTGTGGTTTTTCCGGTGTACGCATATTGGGGTTTTGTCCTTGCAGTCATTGAGCGACTGCGCCATTGCCTTGTCGATGTTGAGCGACTGAACAACTTTACATTCGATGTGGTATTCGCTTAATTCGGTGCACACTACATCTGGGTCGCCGTTGGAGCCACAGAACTGCTGGCCTCTACGAGCTTCAAACCCATGCTCTTTTAGCTTATTGGCCAGCTCTCGCTCGCCTCTAGCGCCTTTGGCTCTACTGTTTACCATTAGTCTACCTGCTTAATTGTAAACGTTTCTTTCAAAACGCTTTTTAACTTTTTAAGCTCTTTAAGTTTGCGGCGCACATGAGCATGGAACGTGTGTAGTTTTGATTCTTTTGCCTCAAGCCTTGTTTCGTACTGCTCTAAACGAAACCGAGCAATTCGTAACTGAGTCCATTGAGTATGGATATAATCAGCCTCATCAATAACTATGTTTTGCTTACCTAACCTATATCCAACGAGGAACCCATCTTTGATAGCGTCGTAATGACTACCTTTTTTTATTGATGAATAGTTTTCAATCATAAATTGAGCGGCAAGGTCGTCCAAATGAACTAAATCATCCTGCCATCGTTCATGTTGTGTTTTGTCTGTGCTGTATTGCATTAGTAATAAGTCTCCTCTTTGTCTGCTACTGACCATCGGTCGCAGGTTTCGGCGGTGAAAACAACGTCCACGGTTTTATAGTTACGGGTGGCAGCGTCTGGAACGTTTCCGATATAGAACCCGTCTTTGAAGAGGACTCTATTGGTTGGCAGACATCCAATTTGTCCGTTTTCCAACAGAAGTATATGGGCGCATTTATTTTGGTCGGGATGTAACAACCAGCCAGACTGAGAATCACAATCAGGCAGCCAATCCACTGTGCAATAATAAGTGGCGTTATACTTAGTCTTGTCACGGAGTATTGCCTCGCATTGATAGTCTCTTAGCAGGTCAAAAACTGTAACTACTGGCTTGTAACTAAAGCAGTCCCAAAGCTGTAACGCTTCAAGTGGCCGCTCCTCGGTTACTACAGGAGCATTGTGACATAACCAGTGTAAAGGGACATGACGAAAATGAGCACCCGATTTTAGCAGAACGTGGAAGTGCAGCGCTCTGCCTTTCATGGACTGCACCGCAAACGCTACCCCCTCCTCAAATCCTGACTCCTCGCCTTTTGTAAGGTACTCCCTTCTAATCCAAACTTTGAGTGGGGGTATATCAGCGTTCATTTTTTGTCTCCTTTCTCAGGCGTTCCTGAGTTAATACCTCACTGCTCCACCGTACGAT